GTAAAACATCTTTACCTGACACAAGAAACAGAGTGCCGCAAGGTAATACTACCCCGTTAAATTATATTAGTGCCGGATTGCCAGATATTTATGGTTATTTAGGCGATGTTGTTTCAAGTACAAGTTCAGGTGCGAATGGTGCTTTCAATTGGTGGAATACAGGAGCTGTTACAGGGATAGACAACCAGCAGCAGTCATTAATGGCAAGTGATTTTTATGCTTCTCGTTCAAACTCTATTTATGGGGCAAGTAATACAGTTCAACCGCCAGCAGTAACGGTAGTTTTTATCATCAAATACAAATAAATAAGAAAGGTTTATTATGTTAGTTTATAATTACGACAGTAAAACATATTTGTTCACAACGGCAGAAGATGCTTACATTGACCCTGAAGCCAGCAAACAACAGGGCGAAAGAGTCTATATTTTGCCGCCAAACGCAACGTTTGAAAAACCCCCTGAAAAAGCTGGATATGCTGCAAAACGTGAAAATGATACTTGGGTGTTAATTCCTGATTATAGAGGGCAATATTGCGTTAATTCTGATATGGTGCCGCAAGAAATTATGGAAGCCGGAGAACTTGAAGAAGGTTATGCTCTTATTTCGGCAGAACAAATTGCGCTTCTACAGGAAAAGGGAACAAATTATTTTGTTATTGTTGACGGCAAATTAATTGTTAATCCTAACTATGACAAAGAACGAGAAGAAAAAGAGCAAAACCGTATTGCCATGTTGCATATGACAAAATACGATTTTTATAAACATCTTTGCCAACCAAACAACATTACGTATGCGCAACTTATGCAAATAGTGAACAGCAGCGATGAAGTCGCCGCTGCTTGGAATTTATGTGCCTATATATATAGAGGGGATGAAACACTTATAACACAAATAAAAAAATATCTTCCTCAAATATCAGATGATACTTTAACTCAGATTTTTGAAGAATACGGAGTATAAAAATTATGACTATTAAAGAAATTAACGGTGTTATTCATATCTATAAAGGTGACACAGGACATATACAAGTATCAGGGTTTAATCCTGATATTAATTATAATGTGTATTTTCAAATATCAGACGAAGATGGAAATTTTTATGGCGAACAATTAGTATTACAAACCGGCGGCTCTGATTCAGTCAGGTTTTATATTAATCCGAGATTGTCTGACAGCTTAGAAGTTCCGGCAGGGGAAGATACCGCTACTTATTATATAGGCATAAAAAAATCAGAAGTCGGGATTAACAATGAAGATACTCTAGTCCCTGATTTTGGAAAGAAAAAAGTTCTAGTAGTACATAGAAAATATGCTGAGGGTCCTATAAATGGCTGATGATATTATTATTAATGTAGGCTCGGATAATGAGGATATACAAATACATCCGGTTGAAACAGTTAACAATATAAATACAGAAGTATCAGGTGATAAATATTATACAGATTTAGCACGGTCGTGGGCGATTTCTGATAATTTAGTAGCAAATACAGATTATTCTTCAAAATATTACGCAAATATCTCTAAAAACTACGCAATTAATGCTGAATTATCTGAAACTAATGCAAGCAATTCTGCAGCTACTGCAGTATTAAAAGCCGATGCCGCAAATATTTCAGCTAATAATGCTTATATTTGGGCGGAAGGAACAGATGAAGAAATCATCGCTATAGGCGGCACTCATTCTTCCAAAGGGTGGGTCAATTATATACTTAATAATGCTCCTACAGCTACAACTACACGAACAGCGACAGGCGCAATTATCACCGTATCGGATATTATACATGGTGTAACAACATCCGAATTATTTGATGGGGCAAAAGGTGATAAGGGAGATAAAGGTGACAAAGGAGAAAAAGGCGATACTGGTATAAAAGGGGATACCGGTGCTACGGGTGCTGACGGGTTCAGCCCTATTGCTACTGTTGAGAAAGTAGGCAATACGGCTACAATTACAATAACTGATAAAAATGGAACTACTACAACTAATATACATGATGGTGTAGGGGCTATTACTGATGTTACAGTAAATGGCATTTCTGTACTGGATGGCAGTGTAGCTAAAATTGATTTGACAGACTATGTTGACACATCGACCCTTGCAACGACTTTGGCTGATTATGTGACAAATTCGACGTTGACGGCTACTTTAGCGGATTATGCATTATTATCCGATATTCCTACAGTACCGACTACTGACCAGACTTATAATAATACTTCAAGTAATCCTCAATCCGGTACGGCAGTTGCAGAAGCTATTAGTACTAAGGCTGATAATTCTACTGTGAATAATCATATTAATAATACTAGTAATCCACATAACGTAACAGCTTCTCAGGTTGGGTTAGGAAATGTGGATAACACATCTGATTTAAATAAACCTATTTCAACGGCGACTCAGACAGCATTAGATAATAAAGCTAATATAGATTTAACTAATATAAACAATACTGCTAAATTAGTCATTACGCATTGTGCAATGCCTAGCAGTGTACATACAGTTTTAAGTGTAGCCGCCCCCGGTACCGCTTATACAGCTCCTGCTGACGGTTGGTTTTATATGCAACTTGCCGGTAGTACTACTGAAAGGTATGGTGTTCGCCTATATAATCAAACTAAAGATTATTGTGCAAACAGCTCATCTTATGGCTGGAATGTGAATAGGGGTGTATGGTTACCTTGTCAAACAGGAGATGTTGTGAAATACACAAATGATGGTGGAGGAATAACTATAAGTAAATTCTGGTTTATTTACGCAGTAGGTTCAGAAAGCGAATTTGTGTAGAGTGGAGTGAGAGCAACGAACGAAACTCGAAAATGTGAGGGCAAAAAGTTTGCGGCAACGTAGTAAGCAAACGACTTGCCCGAGAGAAAACAAATTAAAGAAAGTGAGGCACAATAATGTTTTATATAGAAGAAAATAATAAAATAGTTTTATTTGATGAAGATAAACAAAAACTTCAAGATACATTGACACTTATGCCACAGTATAAAGATTTAGAAATTAAGGAAGTTCAAGAAGGATACACGATAGTTGACTTTGAACTTATGACTGTAGAGCAGGCAGAAGAAAAGGCTGAGCAGAAAGAACGGGAACAACTTGACCGTTTGACTTTAACACCTGCGGATGTTGAAAGAGCTTTATACAAGGCTAAAAGTATGGATTTTGAGGATTTAAAGGCACTTATTGCTGAAAAAATTCCGACAATCGACCTTAAAGCCTTAGCGATAGAGTTTAGAGCAAAAGACTTTTACCGTGGAGCAACTATTAGAAGTTTGGAAGCTGAGCAGCTTAGCAGCTCAGATGATGAAAACTTCCAAGCTGCCGAGCTGCCAAGCCGCCAATCTGCTATAAGATTGTTTGATGTAGTCGGGCAACTTCTAGGTTATACCCCTGATGATATGGATTATTTATTTAAGAATAAGGAACTACCGAATAATGAGAATACAACCGATAACTAATAAACCACAACCGACATTTGGAATTTTAAAAGGGTATAAGAAAACCCCGTACGGGGAATACTTTTGGGGGCATTTTAAAAACCATAAAATCGAGGTTTATAATGCAATGCGAGATAACCAGAAGCTAATTTATGTTTCTGATATCTATAAAAATTGGGTAAAATCGAAGCTGACCTATTTTCAAGACGGAATTAAAAAGGTTATAAGGAGTGAACGACATGCAGGAAGTGATTAAAAAATCTGATTTAAAAAAATTATCCTTAGAAAGCCTTGATAAATGGCTAGAGATTAATCATAATAGATTAATCGGTTCTGCTGTATTCACACGTGAGGAGACGTTGACTTCTCGACTTGTACAATGGGGCGAACAATATCTTTTTGCGAAATGTGATAAAGGGGATTTTATCCCCAGTCACACCGGCAGCATCATTGAATATAAAGATGACTTATATATTTTTGATATGAAACCGCCAAAAGCAGCCGTAAAAAGACTTCTTGATTTTATCTATTCTACGCAAGATGATTATGTTTTGATTCTTAGAGATTTTAAACTTGATACTAATATGTTTAGCAGAAATTTAATTGACCGCATCGGGCAGAATTATCCTTATTTATCTGCTTTAAGGTCGGTTTTCACTAAAAGAGCTAGTCAATGGAGTAATCACTGTTCAGAACTTCATTACAGGCAACTACTCAGACAAGGAATTGACTTCGGGATAAATCCTGAGTGTACCCCACTGGAGTTATACGAAACGTTTTTAAATAAATGCCCGATTTCAAAATAACCATAATGTAATTATATTACGCATTATGGAGATTTTTATATATGGAAATTAAAAGAGAAGTTGTCGATGTTTTTAAAGATTTGACTGCAAATGAGAGAGATAATTTTGCTAAAAAACTTGCAGATAAATTTCATGAATGGGACGAACATCGTAATACTCAAATAGATACTGCAAAAGAAATTATGGAAGAGGTTTATTTAAACCAGCCGCATAAAAAACGTGAAGAGGGGCTGGAGTGGAAGTCTGATGTAAAAATGAATGCGCTGTATAACATTAAACGAACTAAAAAAGCAGCACTATGGCATGAAATGTGGTCAGAACCTCAACAAATGTTTGATGTAAAAGGTACTAATCAGGTAACAGAAAACTCGTCTAATCAACAAAAAGCTGCGCTAGTTGATAGTTTAGTAAAAATGGAAATCGGAAAACAGTACGATAAATCTGCAGATGATTTATACGATATTGGAGAAATGATATTCAAAACAGATTGGGAGCAACGTATAAAAGTTGTAAAAAGACAACGTAAAGATGTTGGATTTGTTTTTATGAGCCTGATGCGTAATATGACAGGTGCCGGATATTCAACTCAAGAAAAAATGAAAGATGTTGAAATACCTTATTATGAAAATGCAAGAGTAGAAAGTATATCCCCGTTTATGTTTGTTTTTGACCACTCAAAATTTAAGTATGGCGATAAACCTTCTTGGGATAGCCTTATTAAAATATACAAACGGTTTGATACTTTGGAAAATATTAAAAACAACAAGGCTTACAATGTTACTCCTCGAATGCTATCAGAATTAAAAGAAGAAAAAGAAAACCAAACGGCAGAAAATAAAGAACTTGTTGATTTACGCAGCGAAAATGAATATGGCGGTCAATATTCAGTTTTATATGCTCATGGTGATTTTAAGATTAAAGGTAAATTATATAAAAACTATGTGGCGGAAGTCCTTGCGGGTAAATTTTTAATCAGGTTTGAAGAAAATCCTGCCTACATCAACCCGTTTATATTCTGCGCTTTAGAAATAGATCCGTTAACTAAAAGAGGTATATCACCGCTAAAATGTGTATTACCACTTTGCAAAAAAGCCGAAGAATTAACAAATACGGCTATGG